TCGGTGTCTCTCACGCACTGCGTACCGACCCACTCGCACTCGATGATGCCGAGGGCTGTTGGGTCGAACGCCTCCATGGCCGCGACGATGGCCGCAGCTATATCGAGCGCCATGTCCTCGCCGGCATAGGTCGATGTCGTCTCCGCGAAGGCATGGAGCGTGACCCTGGTCGAACTCCCGTCCCAGCACGACGCCTCGTAAGGGCCAGCTATGGGGCTGCCGTAGCGGATGAACGGCCATTTCGGCTTAGCCGGCGGCGTCATGGCATAGATGCTGGTGGCAGGCACAAGGGTCGTCACACCAGCATCGGTAGCCAGATGATCGACTATCGCCGCCTTGAGCGGACGGGAGAGATCAATCGGCATTGCGCACCACGTTTCCTGCCTTATCGACCGAATACCCCACCGGCTTCTCGATCACCTCGATCACGCCGGCGGCAAGGCCAGCCTCGATGCAGGCGTGAGGGCGATATCCGATGGTGCCATGAGGGAATGAGACCATGCTGCGCGAAGTTGCGAGCCAGTCGAACCGCGGCCCGGTTACGCGAAACCACCTTGAGGGCGGCGGGACGGATGAGGGCTTAGTCTTCTTCGCCATCGTCGGTCGCCTCCTTCGTGGCGTGTATAATCCAGTGGCTTTGTGCAGGATCGGTACGAACTGACTTTGCCTTCCACCGCTGCCCGCGTGCCACAATCACGTCGTCGCTGTTTGGATCGCGCCCAGTGATGCCTGCTTGCAGGATGATCAGCTTCACGTCCTCGGCGGTATAGCCGGGTGACTGGCGCATGGCCTCATCGCAACGGTCCACCTGCACGGAGATTGCCACCGGGTCCTGTTCCGTCGGCAAGATCACGCCGCCCGACTGACGCACCATGTCGATGCGGATAAGCTGCCCGGTGCCGAGAATAGGTGCAAAGGCAGCACCCATCAGTGCCTGAATGGCGTTCGTGTCCAACAGGCCCATGATCTACCCCAGCGGTGCGTCGCGATAGCCGCCAGTGCCCAACGGCCAATCCTTGGCAGACCCCGAATGGCAGCCGCCGATGCCGCCCATGGCAACGCGCGGGCCTGCCTTTGCCATGCGGAGAAGCTGGGCGAAGAACGCGCCGCACTTGGTCTGCCCGAGCCAGTCGATGTAGGACATGTCACCCGCCGCCTTCTGGTAACGCGTGAGCGTGAGTTCGCCCGATTTGACGCTCTGGTACTGCGCTGCGCCCGACGCCTGCCCTTGGCTCTCTGCATCGGTGCCAAGGCCATCGAGCGTTGCAAGGTGGCAGACAATTGCCGCCTGAGCCGCCTCGCAAATCCGATCAGGCCAAGAGCCGTCAACCCACAAACCGCCGAGATCGATATAGCTCTGGATGATGGCATCATCGATAGCAGCGAATTGCGGCTTCAACTGCTTGAAGCGTGCGGGAGTTATCGGGGAACAAGCCATTATGGTGCCTGCAATGCGTCAATGATGGATTTGATCGCCGCCGTTGCCTCGGTCAGGTCGCCATAGTCGGAGGTAGGTGACACAAGCGCTGCGATTTCGGCCTTGGCGGCTACCGCTGCCGTCACAGACGCCGCCGTAGCGGGGAATGTGGAAGGCTTGCCCTGCACATCGGCCCAAGTCGTGTCCGGGGGCGTATAGTCGTCCGGCAGCGCTCCAACATCTGCCGCCGTAAGCGTTACCGCCGGACCAGTCTGCCCGTTGACGCTTGTGACCGCATCGTCACCTCCGCCCCCTGAGGGCGCAACTTCCTGCAACGAGCCGCCAGATGTGGTGACGGCCTGCGTATCTGCATCCGGGATCGGCGCACCGGCGGCGGTAATGTCCTGCAAGCCGCCAGATGAGGTCTGAGCTGTATCGGCCATGGTTATGCCTCCAGCGTCTTGTCGATTTCGGCTTGCAACCTCTCCTGCTTCCACAGGTGGCGGGGTTTCTTGCCGGTCAGGTCAGTATATTCAGAACGAAGACGCTGGATTTCCGCTTCGGAGGCATCGGCAGGCAGGCTGCGGCCTTTCTTCCCATCGCCGTCATGGTCGAGAGGGTCCTTCGGCCCTGCTTCGGCCTCACTGATCTGGAAATATCCGATCGATCGGTAAAGCTGCAGGTGCTGAGGATGAACGTCTACGTTCTCCAACGTGCCGCGCGCCGGAAGCATGGTTCTGGAACCATCGGCAAGCACCACCGGATACGGGCTGTTGGTCATGTTCTTGATGGTGAGCATGTGTCGCCTCACTCAAGGGGGAGGCCCCGGCGCGATTGCCGAGGCCTGTTGTTGAAACCGGCCCTTACGGAGCGGGTGTTACGCCGTCGAGATAGCGCACGGTGTCGCGGATCTCGATCAGCTGCCCGACGCGACCGATGCCCGGCACCGCCCACTGGAGCGGGCCATCCTGGTACACGTCGAGGAACCTGAACGGCATCGGCACGGGCAGCTCGAGCGCGTCCGGGCTGTTGCGGTAGCCGATGGCGCGGCCCTGGCCAGCGACGTTCACGCCGCCGCTGTTGTAGGTCGCAGCACCGGCAAGAGCCGGAAGGTCGCGAATGACCAGCGGCTGACCGGTGCGCGTGGTGTAGATGTTGTTCGCCATGTACCACTGGAGGATCGTGGCATTCGGCGAGGTCACACCATACGGCGTCGTCGCGATATAGCGATACGCGGCCGGCGGAAGCAGGAGCGTATTGCCGATCAGGCTGGACATAATGCCGGTCGTCAGGGACGGGCCGACAAGCAGGAGGTCCAGTTCCGCGACGATCTGCTCCGGCGTCTTGAGGCCGACGCCATTGGCGTCCACCCAGTTGCGCGCCGAGCCGGTGCCGGTGTTCGGCGACACCGAAGGCGTCTTACCCGACATATTTATCAGGCCCGACCAGCCATTGTGACCGCCGCCATACAGTGCCGTTTCCGCCGCGAAGATGTCCGCAGCCTGACGGGCCGAGATGGCCTTACGCGCCGTGAGCGGAACGCCAGCAAACATCGCCTTTCCGACTTCCTCGACATTGTAGCGGTAGCCTACCGCATACATGGCGAAGGAGGCGGACACGCTGATGAGTCGGATATCGGCCAGCGGTACGTCCTTGCTGTAGCCCGACTGCCACTGGGCAGCGCCGGTCATGTCGCCGATCTGGAAGTCAACGCCGCTCGCCCATTCAGGATAGTCGGTATTGACCGGGACCAGCTCACGCCAGTTGATCAGGTCGTATTCCTGTTCAAAGGCGCGGCTGGAAAGCACATGGGTCTGCTGGCGCAGATAGGCCAGCCCCTGCGCGTCAGTGATCTGCATGTTCATTGCAGGTGTCTCCTTTCAGGGACTGTTAGGTGCCAGCCGTGACGGCGGTGCCGCCCGGGATGACGTTGAGGCGGATCGGAACGACATTGCCGTCCGTGCCGTTCTGGTCGAACTCGCAGTTCGGCAGCGGGAGGATGCCGGTGCCGGCCGAGCCGACATAGGTGTTATCGGACGGATCGAAGAACACCTTGCCACCGGCGCTCACGGTGCCGCCGGCCATGACGAAGATGACGCCCTTGGTGGCGACGCCGATCACATCGCCGTCGGCATAGAGAGTCTGATCGGCCTGATTGCCGGTGCAGATGTTCTCCCGGGTGATGCCGGCGAAAACCTCGGTCGTGGCGAGCGCCTTGACGGTGGCAGTGCCGTCACCGGCCTGACCTGCGATCGACACGGGATGACCGAAGCCGATGGCCTTGGTGGAGGTGCCAGTCACGAATGCGGTGAAAGCATTCCATTCCTCCATATTCTGGAACTGACCAGGCAGGCCAGCGGCGGGCTTGGTCTTGGGAGCGGGCATAAGAGCCATGGTGTGGTTCTCCTTTCTTGCCGCTGGTTAGGACGCGCGCTTGGTCATGCGGTCCACATAGGACTGCTGAGCCTTGCCGGCGTCGGTGGTGGGCTTGAGATTGGCGATGGCGTCACGGACCTGATCATCACCGGCTGCATCCTCGGCGAGGATGTCAAACCGGGCATCGATGTAGGCGTCCGGCTTGTCCTTCATCGCATCGCCGAGCTTGGCGATCACGACCGCCTTGCGGATGGCCGCATCGGACAGACCGTCCGTCTTCACGTCCGCAGCGATGGCCTTTGCCTTGGCGACCAGATCGCCACGGGCCTGTACGGCGGCATCGAGGGCGGCAGCGTCGAGCACCTTGCTCTTCAGACCATCGATCTCGGCGTCCTTCTTGGCGATCTCGGCGTCTTTGGCCGCGATGGCGGCTTCGTGCGCGGCTTTAGCATCGGCCAGAGCCTTTGCGCTGTCCGCCTTGAACTGCTCGATGGCAGCCACGTCGGAAACGGCAA